TCAAGCTTGGATGGCCGCCTTCCCGCCTTGACTAAGCTTTGCTTCGAGATCCTGGGTTATGCGCTGCTCGACATTTTCCAACCGGTAGAAAAAAAGCAGTCCAACACACAGCATGAAGCAGATGAACGGGAGCCAGACGAAATTGAACTGAATGGCCCCCAGTTCGGATGCCGCCTGCTCCTGGTTCGGCACATAAGTGGCCGATCGCCAGAACCCATGCCGCCAAGGCGCCGCCGATTCCCATGCCGAACCTTGACGCCGAAGGAGCTTGAGGCGGTCAGCAGCCCTTGAGCCCTGACGCCGGATCTCCATTCGCCATAATCGACGGTATCGGCCAGCATCGCATACATCAGGCCTGTGGTCAAGCCGAGGGTAATAGGGTCAATTATCCCCTTTTAAAATAGTCACTTTTCAACTCCACGTAACCCGGGCCTCGGCAACCTCCGCAACCGTTCTGACCGGAGCATACGCGCTCCCGCCGATCAACTCTCCAGGTACAGGCACGCCATTGATTGACGCCGTTTTTGCATGCTGGTTCCAGCCAACCTTGGCCCCCAGTGCCTCCCCGACCGCTCGGACCGGAGCGAGGACCGTTCCATTCACTAGCGGACCTACCGCGACTTTCTTCCGTTAACCTCGATTGGGGCCATTACCGTTTTTTTGCCCTGCACGATTGTAATTTCATTAGTCCGTATTGTTCGATAATGCCCGTGAGCAACTGCGGATACTTCGGATCGGTGACATATCCACCGCGCCAGATTTCGCGGCAGGCCGTTTTGTAGTCGGCGTTCAAAATACCATGGTATCGAGTTGGCTTGTCCTTTGTACCGTTAAGGACGAGCTTCGAATGATCTTCGATACTCTAGGCCCTGTTATGAGACGCCTGAAAAGCAGCTTCTATTTGATATGAAGTCCGGTCCGGTCTGTACTCCGTAGTAGGCATTTTTACGCTGTCTGCAGGGCCTCCACGACCATTTCCCTCGCGAGGATCTCCCTGTCTAGCTTCTCATATTGTCAACCTTAGTTTCAACTCGCGGAATCCACTGGAGCATTTCTGTTTGCACCCTATCCATCGTGCTTACCTCCAATCAAAAGAGCCCCCGGGTATCCCGAGGGCATAAATATAGCGCCATACCATAGGGTAGGCGCTTATTCCTTCGCTTCTGTTGTTTCGATAATTTCCTTGCATTCCTCTTCGGAAATGTACTTCGGTACGTAGGACTGTAGCTTTTCCTCACTCGCAAATCCTTTTTTCCAGCAATCCGTCAGAAACGCATAAAATGGACTCTTCATTATGCCTTACCTCCTGCTGTATCCATAATTCCTATTAACGCCAATTGCATTGCGTCGATCTGTTTTCGAAGCTCTGCGTTCTCTTCCTGGAGCTTCTCAATCGGCCCCGGTTCTCGTTGGCGTTCATTTTCTGCGTTGAATGCCTCTGAATACTCTTCTTCCGTAATTAGGTGGATGTCCTCGTGAACTGGGATATCCTCCTGCTCAGTGATAACGTAAAAATCTCTTGTACCCGCAGGGTACACCTGAGTCCCGGGGACGAACTTATCAATGTCCAGCCCCTTGTAATCACACTCTCCACCTCTTGGCCCAATTACATTAGTAACCTTTAATCCAATCACACTATCCCTCCTGTCATCTGTATGCATATGAAGCTATCAGTGAGTACACCTTTCTGTACGGAATTTCAGTGGCGCCCGTTGCAGCGCTGAATGATGTGCCATTCCTAGTAATCATAGATAGATAGCACGTCGACGGAGATGAGTAAGTTGCTACAACCGCTTTGGTATTGCTAAGGAACTGCGCTACCCCATAAGTACTAACGCCGGAAGCAGTGTTCGGAACCTCAAAAAATTTTGTCCCTGAGATGTCGTTAATTTCAACTGGCCCATATCCATTAAGCATGAAAATGTTTGAGCCAACCATACACACATCACGAGTATACCTAAGACGTGTTTGAGTATTTGTAACTTTTTTTAGTAACGTTCCGGTATGCGTATAAGCATGGATATAGTCGCCGTTAGCGTCAGATGTAGAAAACACGGCAACGCCTTCGCCCACAAGCCCCCAACCAACATCAAATGTTTCTAGATTGAGAACTGGGCCGCCTAAGAAGGTTGTTTTTACAACGGTTCCTGAAGGAGTTACTTCGCGAAGCATCGGATGATACGTCCGTTCCGTCGTATCGTAGGTGAAGGCAATAAACAGGAAGTTGTTGTTTGCATTAATAAACGTCTTCCCATCGTTAACTTGCGGGGTTGATGTTTGCCCAACCCGATAGTTGTCCAGAAATCCTGCGGTTAAGTCAAGGCTGCCCGTCGCTTGACGAATACCTCGAATTGCTGCGGACAGTTGGTCAAAAGTGCTATTCGCGGAGACTGGCCCGCCGCCTTTGCCGTTGATGGCCTCCGCGACCTTACCCTTACCATCAACGACAGATGACTTTAAATCGTCAATATCCTTTTGGTTTGGCACTTTTACCCACGCGCCCCAAGCTGTCTCCGTTCTTGTTCGTTTGTAAACCGCGTCACCAAGCACACCATAAATCATTTGGACAATATAAGAACTGACATTTGGGCCGTACGGCGCAATAACATCAAGTACAGTCCAATCAAGACCAGGCGGTATGTTTTTATAGTCTTTAGCAGAGCCTAGACGATATGTTCCGGGAGTTACTAAACTGTTAAGGTCAGTCCCAGGAGTGACATATCCTCGTGAAAACGCTACTGTTGTCTTCAAGTCATTAAACTCTGCCCTGGTTGCAGCCCCGACATCATCCGCAGTCAGCGCTACATCACCTGTCTTGCCGTTTACTGACTTGACCGGAGCGTCAATGACGGAAATCTCGGACTCAAGCAAGTTAACCGCTCGAATTAAATCGGATACAGTCCCCCGCAGATTCGTCGCCACAGTGCCGCTGATCGGAGCCGCTAGCGTTGGATCCAGCATCGTATAGGTGACGTGGTAGACGGCGGTAGGGTCGAAAAGATGACGGTCGGTCACCATTGCTTTAAGACCATAGGCTAAACCACCTTGACTGTCTTCTACCCACTTTTTATCCGCTGCTTCGTTACGATAAACACCGTAAAACTTATTAACCCTATGCTTCAAATGCCCGTGGCCCCCATCAACACGGTTTATAACGGCGTGATTCCATCCAATATTTACGCTTGGATTCGCCCGTTCCCGAATCACAATACCGCTACCGACCTCGACTATGTTCGAGCCTGCAGTTAACGTCGCTCCCAGTTCGTAATTCCGGACGGGTTCGACGGTTGGCTTCGCCTTTAGGTATTGGAGACGGTATGGTGTGTAACCAGGTGCCACTTCAGATGGGGTGACTCCCACAGGACTCAATGTACTCCAATCAACCAAACTCACCCATCGCTTTGTGCCCGTTCCGTTATACACACTTTTGTAATCGTTGGATTCCACATGGTACATCTTCCAGCCCAAGAAATACGCCTTCATCTCGTCAAGTTCCGGTTTGTAATCCGCTCCCCATCCACTGTCTGTGTTTCGAACAGTTATATACACATTGTTTATATCGATATAATTGTCGCCTATATAGAGTCCGTCTGCTGACTTTAGTACTTCAGTAGAAGGTACCAACATCGTCCCGTCAAATTTTACTGCTATTTGTGATTTGTAGACGGGATTTTTCATTACTCGGCGTAAATTAATTTGTTTAAAGCTTCCGTTTCCACCGCCGACTGAAAGTGCTGACGCAGGTAACTCGTCGAAGTTTAACTTCCCCCACTTCTCCATCACATACGGCAGCCCATCGTCTCCCATAAACAGCGTATCGGGATTGCTCCCATCTACTGGATGAGCGGCCAGCTGTGTTTCGAAGCCGAGCGTGGAACATTGCTGACGCGCAAAAGGCTTCGGTTCGGTACCAACGGTAAGGATTGGATTTTTAATGCTGTATGTCCCCGGTGTCCCTCCCGCTGAATCACCGTTTACAAATGCCACGTTTATGCGTGTATTATTTCCCGTATTAAAGGTTACCTGACTGCCTTTAAAATTAGATACTAAAGCCGTTCCAGATTCCACACCAAAAATATTCAAACCTGCATTATGTTCAGCTGAATAAGTATAGTCTGTGTTTGGCAAAACGGGAAATGCAGGTATGTGGATGCCTGTTTGTGCAGATGTAGATATTTGCATAACAGCTTCATAGGGTGAGATAAGCATTAAATGAGTATCGGTTAAGGCATACCACCCATCAGAAAACGGCGGCAGCAGGTTACCTCCCGTTACGATGGCGTATGGATTGGTTACATTGGTAATGCCATCAACATACGGATATTTCGCTGCAACTTGCTCTGGTGTCTTGCTAACGATGATTTCATATTCGGCTTGCGATATCTCATAAAGTCGCACATCATCAAAATATGCAGTTACCCCGTCACCACCGATCACGTTTGCATTAATCCCCCGAGTGTCAGGAGTTGAAAAGTTTGCAATTGCTTTATACAATACCTGAAACTCTTTGTTGCTAGCGGCTTGGGTTTTGGTATCTTCCATATATCCAGATACAGATAAGCTCGCAGTTGTAGCTGTCCCCACCTTTGCTTTACCTATCAGGAGATAGAACTTTTCTGCTTCAAACAAAACCTTGGTTTTAGTTACAGCTGAACCTCCGCTTGCTCCCTTTGGTGATACACAAAGCGTCTGGTCTATCGTATGTGTTGTCTGGTAGTCGGTCCACAATTCTGCGTTATCGCAAGCCCCCGCACGCCCCAACAAATTCACCAACGTCCGCCCCTTCACCTCCCCCATCCGGAACGGCGTGTCGTTCTCGGCCTCCACCACCTGGAGGCCGGGGTTTAGCGTCAACGGCTGGTAGGCAGGGACATGGGCGTCCTTCAGGCCTTGCTCGATGCGGTTCATGTCCTTCTCGGTGACGAGGTCGTCGTATTTCCAGTCGGTCTTTGCCTCGTATGGCATCTAGGCCACCTCCTTGATTGCGATTGGATGCTTGATGAGCGTATCGGTTGTAAGCGGAACGTATACCGGATTCGAGGTCAGAACCGTTCCGGCTTCATCCTGCAGTTCAATCAGCGTCACGGTCTCCGCCGCGCCGGCGGGGATGATGTATTCCATCAGCACTTCCTGCTCCGATACATCCTTGATCTGAAAATCAGTGATTTCCACGGATTGGTTCAGCACGACCTTGGCGATTCTCCGGTTGACGTGCTGCGCCATTTCCTGCAATAAAATAGAACTAATCATTTCAATATGACCTCCTGTCCCCGTTCGGCAAACGGCGCCCGTCCCAGTCTCCAGCCTGTCGACAGCTTCGTTCGGCGGTTAAGCGGAGTACGGGTCAAATGCTCCTGAACCTCGATTCGCTCCGACAAGGACGTGGCCTGCCGGTACAGCAGATTGGCTGGCTTCATGAAGCGCACCGTATGCTCCACTTCCTTGAAAATCGCCGCATCAGTCAGCTTCGCCCGGACGGTCAGCTCGAAGCGGCCGACGTCGAGCTTCACCTTGGCCCGATCGGCGCCCAGCAGGAAGTCGAGCCGCTCCTGCAAGTACCGCACCGTGAACGGCGGCTTGGTGGAGTAACGGTTCATGACCCGCTTTTTCCGGAAATCCAACGATTCCTGTGTCGGGTCGGCCTGGATGCCGAGCTGTTCTTCCCTGCGCTTCAGTGATGCCTCGCTGGCCGTGAGCACGAATTGATCGTTCAGCCATTTGTCGGCCCCGGCCGCGACGCCCTTAAGCTCTGCATCGACCGTCTCTCCCAGCCATTCGAACTCGCGAATGCCCTCATAATAGGGAGGCAGATAGGAGCAATAGTTACGCTCCATTGAGCTTCACCTCCCGCAGCACAGGCACTTCCTCCTCGCCCAGCTCCAGATTGGCCGCGGCTCCGTTCAGCGTCGTGCCGCTTACATCCGCAACCCCCGGCACGGTTAGTATGCGGGCTTCCATCTGGCTGATGCGGACGATCACCTTCTCCTGGTCCTTCCACGACTCCCGCAGCAGATGCAGATATTGCTGCAGCACCTGTTCGACATCGCCCTGCACCTGCCCGAGCGTCATTCCTTTGTCCAGTTGAAGCGTCGTCTCGACCTTCACTTCCACAGGACGGACCGCCGAAATCGTCACCTGATGCCCGATGGGAGCGAAGCCTCCGCCCAGTCCGGCAGCCGCCTTCGGATCGGTCTGCTCCTGAACCTCGGCAATCAGCTCCGCCGACGGAACCTGATAATCCGACGAGATGAGCGTACACTTGACCGTTCCGCCCCCTTGCCAGGCCGGGAACACCTTCACTCCGCCTACGCCCGGCATGACGGTCAGCTTCGTCCGATAGTCGGACACATTGCCCCCGAACGGCTGCTCGTTAATCGCTTCAAGATAGCGAGCTCGCAGCGCGTCATCGGATTCCGTGTCCTCCCCGGGAACGAGAATGTCCCCCAATTCAGCCCGCGCCAACCCGGCGACATAGTCGATCGGCGTCAGTTCTCCATAGAGTCGATTGCCTTCCGCTCCCTCCGTCTCGCAGGTCAGCTCGCTTTCCCCAGGGGACAGCGATGCCGTTACCCGCCATGTCAAATCTTCGATCGCAAAACGGCTGCCGATCGGCACGCTCTTCGGCGAGCCATCCGCAGCGTAAAATCTCCCGCGCCGCTTGGCGGCGACAGCGGGCAGGCGGCGCACGCCGAACTCGGCCGTGCGGCGCTCCAAATAAGCGCCTGTAGCCGTATCGGCATAGGATAACTCGCGGTTCAGGCTCATCTCTTGATACCACTGCGCCATTTCGGCCGCGACCGGCGCGAGCGCATCGTAGATGATGCTGCCTTCCCGCTTGTCCACCGCATTGGGAACCCGCTCCAGCATGCGCGCCAAAATATCCTCATAGCGCGGCGTCTCCTGCAAGCGCGCTTGTCCTCCAATTCCATTATCCATTGACGGTCACCTCCTTCATCGTCTGCACCGTCCCTTCCGACGTCTCCACCGTGAAGCTAACCAGCATGGCATCCTCCGCCGATTGGAATTCGAATGCGGTCACGCTCCGCACCCGGTCATCCTGCATCAGCGCTTCGGTAATCGCCCGTTCCAATTCAGATTGAACGAACCCCGCGCCATACCCGAGATTCGCTCTCAGCTCGGTTCCGTAATTCGGACTATAGATGAGATGCTCATACCGTTCCGTCTGAAGCAGCTTGTCTATCGCCTGCTTCATCGCATCCAGGCCATCGGTTATGCCTGCAATCCTTCCCGTTCTGCGATCAATTCGGTAGGTCCTTGTCGGCTGGCTGGCCTCGGCAACTTCAAAAGTATCCTCCATATCCATCAGCACTTGTGGAATCACAGACCCACCACCCTGTCGATAGCAATATACATCTGGCCGCCCTGCGCGCGGGCGAGCAGCACCTTGTCACCGGCCTTCAACCCTTGCCGGATGACGACCTCCTCCGTGCCGATGCGTACCTTATACTCCGTTAACTGCTCGGTTACGGCAATGGCGCTGGCAGGAAGCGTGAACCGCTGATCGACCTGAATGCGGAGCGGAGCGGCGCTCAGCACCTCGCCGAACAGCAGCGAGACCGGACTGGAAGCCTCGACGGCGCCCACTCCGGCTTTTTTGATAATATCCAGCATCCCCATATTTAGATCACCTTCAATGTTAGTGACATTTTATGTCCCGAACCGTCCCAGTCGTGGGAGCATTCATCGATGAGCATATATTGCTGAATCTGTTGTTCGGGCAAATAAAGAGGGATGTACATTCCGGCCCGAATGCGCACATCCCCTACGGCGTCTACTTTTAATGTTTTTTTCTCGCGGTTGTGAAGCTTCATATAGGATGCGAGAAGCTCCTTGATTTGGGCGTCATTCATGCCCTCATCGAGTTTTTCGGACAACTGCAGTCTTCCCCATCTTGCGATGTTCGCACTGTCTTGCATAATGAATGTCTCGCGCTTGCCCGACGCCTTGTTGTCCCGGAACAGCTTCACGCGGTTGTAGGTTTCATCGTCAATCGACCGCTTGTGCGAGAACCCCCGCATCTGGCTCTCTTCACCGATAATGATGTCGGTTGTCCACGTTTTCGCATCCCGCAGCGTCAGCTTGCCGAAGTCGTCATAAAATATGAAAATATTGCGCGTCGCAATCAACGTCTTAGCCAGCGCGCGGCAGATGATATCGAGCAGCTTCTTGTTATCCTCCATCACGAGAGGAATGACATGCTTCGTGTCGGCCAGATCGCCGATCTTAAGCTCGCAGTCCTTCGCTATCCGCTTGATGAGATCCGTGGCCGTCACATTTTCGAGCACATACGTATCGTTCGTTAGCAAGTACCGGATCTGGTCATAGGCGGTCAGCTTCACCTTATCGTCCTCACTGGTCTCGATGGTGAACACATATCCGTAAAATACAGGCTTGCCGTCGACCTTCACCCGCACGACATCGCCATTGTTGACGGTGAATTTACGGCTCTGGAACAGCGCTCCGGATACATAAGTCAAGGACATCTTAGCCGGCTTGCCGGAACGGGACGTCGACCAGGTCATATCGGTAATCAGCTCGGAAATATCCCACATCGTCTTATTGCGGTTATCAATAATGACTTCGATCATGCCTGCACCTCCTACCGCAGCCGCAGCTTCCGGCCTTGCTCCAGATCCTTGACTTCATCGCTCCGAAGGCCGTTCAGGCGCTGAATCTCAACAGCCTTGCTCTCATCATTGAAAAACCGTTTGGCTACCGCCCATAGCGATTCGCCCGGGCCAAGCGTATAGGTGGAAGGAATCATGCGTTCATCCGGCCGCTCCGGAGGGGCCTTCTGGATCGTGACGGTGCTGTCCGTGTTCGCGGACTTCGTCATTTTGTGTGCATGGAAAAAGCGATATTCCTTCAAACCAAGCTCATAATCGATATCCCCTACGCTGCCGGACGACTCCGACCAGGTGAACTTCTCGATGACCATCGCCAGATTGATGCGCATGGAAGGCGAGGTCAGCACGAACCGGATCGGACGCTGGCGCTTCATCCACCCGCGCAGCATCTCGACATAGTCCTTCGGCTGGAGCAGCCGCTCAGGGGGAACATGAACATACGGGGCCGGTCCTGCGGGGAACAGGCTGCTGAATTGCAGATCAGCCAGCTTCATCGGCTGAATCGCGTTCACCTCGCCCAGTCCGATAATGTCGAAGGAGGACAGATTCCCGGATTCACTTACCTGCAGCTGTGGCGGATTGACGGGCAGCTCCATCACCTGCTCCTGATTGTTGATGCTTAGAAAGATGCGGTATTCATTCATCAGCCGTACACCCCTTCCGCCGTCGAGACGAATTCTTCCTCCAGCTTCTGTTCGATCCGGTTGATGAGCGTATCGAAGTCAAAGCCTTGGTGGATGTCGCCTGTGGACACCTGCACCGTCGGCGTCAGCGTCACGAAGTTCTGAATGCTGTCCATCTCCGCCAACTCCCGCATCATCATCAGCTTCTCATCGGAAATGTCAACCTCGCCTTCGACCTTGCCGATTTTGCCGACTTCACCCACTTTCGAGATTTGCGGCGCATTCATGCCTGTAGCGATTGGCTTGAACTGATCCGTTCCCGTTGGACCGGGATCGGTGATCTTTTTGAACAGGTCATTTGTGAAACCACTGTTATTCTTGACGAAGTCCTGGCCTGTTTTAAAAGCATCCGACACGCTGGTCAGTTCCATGCGATAGTCACTTAAGTCGAGCATATCGCGCTTTTCCGGCTTGTACTGATCTATCCAATCCGTACTCCATTCCTCTACCATAGTAAATTTAGAGCCAGTTAGATCATTTAACAAGGACATGACCCAGTTAATTCCTTCAATTACTGTATTTACAACATCGAAGAAAAATTTAATAACATGCTTTCCTACATTATAGAAACTCTCTTCTATCGTATTATTAAGACTGTTAAATGAATTGACACAGAACTCAACTACGGAAAGTATAACATTCCAAATCACAGCAAACACATTGCGGATTATGGCTCCTGCCGCAAGAAATGAACCAATAATAATCCCGGCTACCTCTCCACCTGAAATCCCCAGGCTATTAAGAATTGCCAACACTAATGTAATCGCCCCTAAAATCGCAAAAATCGGCAAAGCCGCAATCAGCCACTGAACGAGCCAGATCGCAGCGACCGCGGCGACGACGATGCCGATGGCCACAAGGGCATTCTCGACCAGGCTCCAGTTTTCCAGCAGAAAGCCCACGACCGTTTCCGTGATGGATCCAAGCAAGCTTAATCCGCCATGAATCGCTTCGAAAAATCCGTTGAACCGCCCTTCCTCAAATGCCTGATTCAATAATTGCAGCACCGGACCAAACGCTGTCATGGCCGTTTCGCCCATCAAGGCCAGCATGCCCTGGAAGCGATTGACGGCAAGCTCCCATTGCTTCACCGGACTTTCCATCAAGAGGGCAAGAGATTCCTGGCTCATCCCGGCCTTGGTCATCAGTTCATCGAAGGCCTCCAGGAAGCCGTCCAAATTCCCGGTCTGGCCGAAGGACTCCATTTTTTTCTGAAGATCCTCATTGATTGGCAAATTCAACTGCCCCAGCAGGCCGTCCGCCTTCCCGAAGTATGCCTCCTTCATGGAGCCCGCGAGTCCCGCGGCATTTTCATTCGGCCGGAAGGCGGCTAAGCGCTGCACCATCTCATTCATTTTGGTGACGTCATTGGCATTTTTCGAAATCGAAGTCAGCACAAGCCCCGACTCCAACGACTGGTTCACATCTCGCCCCGACTTGAGCGCTTGGGACCTCATGGTCTCGAACACTGCCGCTCCCTGCTGGGCATTGCCATATTGCGCCTGGTAGCGGGAACGGAATTCTTCCGCCGCAGCCGCATTCTGAATCGCATGGACGCCCATCGTCTGGAGCGCATTTAATATGGGAAGGGCCGCGTTTTTCATTTTCTGCCCAACCGTTATCTTTTCTTTATCCTTGCCCTTCTTCTTTTGCTGTTCCTTGCCTTTCTCTTCTGTGGACCCTCCTGCTTCCACTGCGGAGGCGCCAGCTGCTTCAACCGCTTTAGTGAAGCTATGGGCCGCATCGCTCCATTCCTTGCCCGCGTGCGCAGCAAGCTGCTTCCATGACTCCGTCATCGAATGAAATGACTTCTTCACGACTTCATCAATCGAGGCCATAATCCTCAGGTGCGTCATCCCCATCATTTTCAGCATCGGGTTGAATTCAAAGCTCCAATCGTTGCGCATGCGGTTGACACGCTGGGGGAGCACGATAGGAGCCGGCGGATGAGGCGGCTTGAAGACGATAAGCTGCTTCTCGTTCATGAACTCTCCTCCTTTCCCCGGCAGACGGCAAGCCTTCCCTCTACTTGCTCATTGGGTAAAAGAGAAGGCTCTACAATCTGCGTTTGTTCTACCGCTTCTTCATCTTGCGCTGCGCGCGGCGTTCCTCTTCCACGCGGATGTCGATCATCGCATAGATGGCTGCCCGCTCGCGCTCGGGCAGAGCGAGCAGCTCATGCGGCAGAATGCGAAGCTTGTGGAGGGCGTAATAGGCATAGTTCGCTTCGCCGTCGCCCTCCCGGATTAGTTTTTTACTTCATCAATGAGCTCGTTCATGTTTTGATTGAAACCGTTCAGCTCCTGAACCTCTTGCAGCAGCGCCGCATATTCTCCCGGCAGGAGCATCTTGCGAAGCAGCGCCTCCGCACCCATGACGCCATACGATTGCTGCAGCTCCGAGTTTTTCAGATCCGGAAAGACGACGCTCGCCACGATTAGCTTCGCCGTATATTCATTGAAATCAATCTCCGGCGTCACTGCGCCTCCTTTGCCCTTCTTCTGTTTGGTCGCGGCCTTCCGGCACTGCTCGTTCTCGACCTCGCTAATGCTGCGAAGCTGCCACGGCACCGGCTCTCCCTGTTCATCCTTGAAGCGGGTAGAGACGACATAAGCCGTCTCCGTATTCGCCTCCGCATTTTGGGCCAAAAAATATTGCAATGAACTCATTGCTGCTTTCACCTCACACGTTATTTATAATTACGAAATGCTATTGAATTCATTTAAAATATCGACATCGTCAAACGTAAACTCGACTTCCTCTTCCAGCACGTCGCTCTCCGTATCCAGCTTCGCCATGACGACGCTGTTCAGGTTGACGTTCTTCAAGCAGACCGTCTGCGTGCCAATCGAGGACATCGGATCTTCATTTATAATCTGGATAATGAAGTTCGTGTCTTTGCCATTCTTGATATAATCCAGCATCATATTGCGGAACAGCGGCGTCATATAGTAGATCGTCATGCTGCCGGTTCCCGTCCAGCCCGCTGCCTTATGCTGCACGCTGCGGCTGCCGAGCACCTTGACTTCCGCTTTCTGCTTTTCGATCTTCGCCTCCAGCGTCTTCACATAGAACATTTCTTCGTTTTTACCGTCAATTTGGGCAAATGCCCGGCCTTCGCGGCCCGAAATCGTATCCTTCGCCTGCAACAATGCCATGTTACTTCACCTTCACTTTCATATAAATTTTCTCTACGGCGTCAACCGGCTGCACCGCCAGCTGAATAACGATACTGTCGCTCGTATCGCCAGGCGTGACCTGTACATCGGTCTGCGCATCAAATGGCTGAATCGCGGACAAGCGCACGAGTTGATCAAGGTAAGCGATACATTCGCCGCGGAACAGCTGGCGGCCGTCGCCGTTGTTGTTCACCTTGCCAACATAGGACGTCTCGAACAACTGCTTCATATCGTTGGCAATCCCGTCAAGCACCCGAACAACCCGGTTTTTGGAGAAAACGCGGCCCTTATCCGGGGAATGAGACGTAAAGCTGTTGATGTCCTGTTCGACGACCGCACGGCCCCGCTGATGAACGAATACGAATTCGCCCGCCTCCAATGCGGCTTCGACCTGGCGGTTCGTCAGACGCACATCCGCGTCGATCGCATCTTCATACGCGGTATAGGTAAGCGACTCATTCATCGCCGCCGCAGCCGTAGCGGCAGCCACCCACACGCATGCTTCGGCAGCGCCAAGCACAGTGCCATCCGCTAGCTTGACTCCGTTCTTCACGCTGATGACCCCTTCGCTATCTGCCAACGGGTAGTTAGGTAGCACGGCCTGTACCTTTTTCCCTTCCTCCTCGCGCATCCGCTTGATGAAGGCCGTATAGACGGAAGCGAGCGTCTTGTCCTCCGACGGCAAGGCCACCGTATGGAAATCCTGCACCGCCAGCACATCCAGGAAGTTCATATGGTCTTCATTCGTCGCCGCGCCGTCCTCGCCGCCAGTCAGCGGCAAGCCCGCGATCGCCTCCAGTGCGCCGCTGCCTTCGAATTGCACCCAAGCGTTCGCCTTCAGTTCCTCCACCTGGGCGACCGTCTGAAGATCGACCTCGCGACCCGCGACCTTCGTGATGACGTCCATCATCGTATCATCGAGGACGTTCGGACGCACGACGAGTACGATGTCGTTCCCGCGAACGCCGCCGCAGCGGGCAATCGCCTTCCATTCCTGGTGTGTTGCCTGCGCCTTGGTGCCTTCATTCAACCGGTACAACAGCACTGTCTTGGCCCGCTTGAACGCTTCGCGCACCAACAGCAGCGCCTTGTCCGTCACCTCATAGCCGAGAAGCTCAAAAGTCGCTTCTCCGGCCGGCATTTCCAATACCTGACGGGCAGGTCCCCAGCTCAGCTTCAACGGCAGAGCCACAACCCCGCGCTCTCCCATCGTACCCATCGGGCCCGCTTCCGAATCGAAGCGGACATATACGCCCGGTCTTACCTTGTTCTGCGTCATCCATGTTCCTCCAGCCATCACAATACCTCCTGAATCATAAATTGATGTAGCAGCGCAGCTACCTGCGCCTTCGTATACATGCCATCCTCCCGGAGCAGCGCATGCAGCATGTCGCGCTCCCGTCCGCTGTCCGCCTTCGCATCCAGCCATTGCGCCTTCGCGTAGGCCGTCTCTTGCTTATCAATGCTCATCCCGTATCCGCCCCTCCTGCTTCATTGCTTCCATCTTGCTGCCCGTTTCCCGCTCCCGCAGCAGCGTGAGCGCATACTGCACCCGGAAGCGCAGCATATGATCCGGGTACTCGTGGCTCATCTCGGCGCCGCGGCAGCGCATCGTCCCGAAGTCGACGAGCTCCAGCGCGTCATACAGGGCATCGGCGACCTCGTCGGGATGCGGCCGTTCCCCGGCCTCTCCCGGCACATAGTCGACCTCCACCTGCCACGCTGCCGCATAGCGGCGCTCCCCTGTGCGCTGCCTGCTTCCGCTTCGAATACGAACGGCGCAGTACGGCGCAGTCGCGTCCGCTGCCGCCTCGGCATCCAGCACCGGCATACCGGGGAAGATCTCCCCAAGCCTCCGCATGATGCCTTGCCGAATCTCGGCACTGTGCACGTTTTATCCCCCTCTGCAATCCGGCATACGTTCCCGTGAAGCAGCCACTGGAGCTTCGCCAAAAACAAAGACCATCCGGCAATCGTAACCGAATGGTCTCTATTCATGGCTTGCCCCGTCCCGCCTTAGCCGCGGGTCCAGTGGTACACCACTTCACGCTATTATCTTATCACCGTAAGCAGCCCGACTGCGTGCCACCATCCGGCCAAATCGAGGACAGGCTGAAGGCCAGAGACGGATTGGCGGTGCCACGGCATTTTGGAAGATTCAAAACCGTCGTTCACTTCCAGCTCAGAGAGTTTCATTACATCGTGCACCTTGAGACGGGGAAAGTCCCCCTAGTTAAAATCAATTCCTGTAATCTTTTTGTACTCTTCCGGTGAAATTTCTCCGAAAGGATTGGACTCTGTTTTCACGGCTGCGCACAGCCCCTCCGCGTCAATCCATTTGCAGTCAAACGCAAGTTTCCAGAAAGTCATGCGGATTGTCCTCCTATGAGCTTGATAAGTTCAAGTTTAGCCTTCGCCAACTCCGCGCCTAGATTATCGATGACACTTTGCTGTTGAATATTTTTTATTTTCATTTGCGCCAGTTCTTGGCCCAGCACGTCGGTTTGGGAAGGTTGCGGCGGAGGGTTGAGTGCTTCTATCTCCTCGTCCGTAAGGCCGTTTCGCCAGAAGCTTGGACCGTCCACGGGCTGCGGGGGCTCTGGTTGCGGATTGTCGCTCTCTGGGTCATATTTGGCCATGGCGGCCTGGTAGTCGATTAATGCGGCATTGTATGCCTCCTGCGCCTCCCGATAGCCCTCCACATCGAATATAGGCTGATAGAGTCCATCCGGCATCGGCACGGCGACCGTGTACCCAACGAGTGCCGTTTCCGGTTCGTCCGGCAGCTGATCGTCATGCGGTCCCGGTTCCGACTGTAGGAACGTTTCGGGTTCGTCCGCCTCAACCGGTTCCCGGCGATCAAAAACGCCCGTTACGAAATCCGCAACGAGCGTCGGTTCAATGTAGCGACCGGATAGGTCGGTTGTATACGCGTATTTCATGACTTTTTCACCTCTACTGATTCATCTAGCAGCACGACACCTTCAAACGAGATGTATCTACCTGGAGTTCCTGAATTTATACGAACAGTTCCTGATGCGCCCAAGCCGATACTTATAGGTCCCACCCCTTCAGGGTTCGACCACGAAAATGCACTGATATAATGCCCGCTAGTTGTTTTAACAGGTAATGTAAACAAATCAGTCCCATGGGCGGTACTACCATTCCGTATCAGGCCAGCCATGTGAATCGTTTTTCCGATAATGCGAAACATGCAGGGATTAGCTTCATATTGAATCCACCCGCTTAGCGGCGTAACCGCAATCCACCCTGTGTCATCAACCACATTCGCCTTCTGCGTCTCCACCACCGACAGCCGACGCTGTACATCTCCTACATCCTGCACCAAGTCCGTAACAGTCCCACGCAGATTTGCCGCGACGGTGCCGCTGATTGGAGTTGCAAGTGTTGGGTCAAGCATCGTATAGGTGACGTGATAGACGGCGGTTGGGTCGTAGTTACTCTGTGGAATCAATGCCAGGATGTCACCATACGCGCTATCATGCTTGTCCAACATTGTCCATTTGCGTATTTCATTTGCTTTATCTTTATATAGTTCAAGCAGAGTACTAGCCTTGTAACTAAATGAGCAATTAGACCCAATAGCATTATCTACTGCTTTATTATTCAGATAAACATAGTTATCCGCATATAATGCTGGGTTCGCCTTCTCCCGCAACACAATACCGCTTCCGACCTCGACCATGTTCGATCCACTGGAGAGTGTTGCGCCCAGCTCGTAATTCCGAACGGGTTCGACGGTTGGCTTTGCCTTTAGGTATTGGAGGCGGTATGGCGTGTATACTCGCCCATTGCTATCAATCCCTGCCAGAGCGACTGGAGTAGTCAACCGCGCATCGGGTGGTGCTGATGACCATCTACCGTCAGTTCCGCGACAAGTGATTTTTATCCACGCTTTTCCTGCCCCGTTATGTGGATTGTCTGGATGTATGTTGTCATACATCTTCCATCCCAAGAAATACGCATTAATCTCGTCGGGTTCCGGTTGGTAATTCGGCCCCCATCCGCTGTCGGTGTTGGCGACAGAAACAACAATATTACCTCCATTAACATCGCCGTCAATGTAAAAGTAATCAATAGGAGTGCCTAATGCTCCATATCTACCCATTAAGTTTCCAGTATATTTCGTCATGCAAGCAAACTGTGAAAAGATACCAAATTCTTTCCCGTATGAAGATATGACCGATTTCCTGTCCGGAAAGGATTCAAACACGTCATATTTAAGCTTCGGATCGTCTAGTCGTATTTTCTTCCACGCCTCCAACACATACGGCAGCCCATCGTCCCCCAAAAATAGCGTATCGGGATTGCTGCCATCTACCGGATGTGCGGCGAGCTCCGTTTCGAAAGCGATCATGCTGCGTTGCTGCGTCACGAAGGTATTTGGTTCGGTGCCGATGGTAAGCATCGGGTTCTTGAACGTACCGTTAGCTGCTTTCTTACTGCTGAAGCGCACACGAATAAACCTTTTCATTGGTATAAATGAAAAGCCTGCGCCACCATACAAGGATTTAGTTCCGACCATATTGTTATGGTCATCACCCTCTCGAATCTCACAAAAAAGGTCATCGTTCATGGGAGAGTACTGTACGTAATACGTCTCCCCGGGTATGACCTCTATCGCTGGGGAGTCCGCTGGATCTTGATATTCCCCAGTAGACGCTCTTGAGATTTCATACGGGCTTATTATTTTGGTAGTCCCTGTTATTGTCCACTCCATAAACGGCGGCAGGAGGTTGCCCCCTGTTACGATGGCGTATGGATTACACACGTTGGTCATGTCGTCTATATATGGATAACGCGCAGCTACTTGCTCTGGTGTCATGGTGGCGATGGTGTAATATTCGGTCTCCGGAATCTCGTAGAATGCGAATGATCCGATTAGAAATTCGGCGCCGGCAGTCCCTACACCCGTGAAGTAATAGATTAGTTTTCCAGAGTCATCCATCTTCTTTGGGTCGACCGTTGCATATAGGTAGTGCATGCCTGAGCTATTTTCAGCTCCTTTAGATTGGCTGAGAGTGACAATTGATCCCAAAGAATACTCTTTTGCTATATAAAACTGAACCGGTTTAGTACAGGATATGTTTTCCATATAAGCCATCGCGATATAATGCTTGGAACGGTCAATATTCAACTCGTAACTCGCAGAAAAGTTAGTGTTAGTATTTCTATTCGAGACTACTTTTTGAACTTTTCCAAAATTAGACTGTACTATCTCCCCTGTCGCACCATCAGTGGGCAGCGGCAATGTTCGATAGTTAAAGTTTCCCCTTCTACCATTCAAATTCACCAACGTCCGCCCCTTAATCTCCCCCAACCGGAACGGAGCATCATGCTCGGATTCAACAATCTGATACCCGGGATTGAAACTTATAGGCTTGGAAGGAAGTGCCTCTAGCTGCCGGTTGATGGTGACATCATTATCAAGCAATGGTTTCAGGACATTCGGGTTAAAGTCATCGGGATGGGCTCTCGTGTGCTCCGTTACCCCTGTGATCGACTTGTTAATCTGAGTAAGGATATCTCCTTGAATGCTCATGTTATCCCACCTTAGAAAATCGCATCAATATCGAATTCCAATTGATCCGTCGCTTCCAAATTTTTCGACGTCGTCGTCTTTATCGCAACCAGGTCACCGTCGCTATCAAAAATACCGATCTCATTAATGCCCACACCAACAACCCCATCCGCATCCGCTAACACGGATACCGAACATCTCACTGTGGTTTTGTTGTAGAGAGAAGGGGTGACTGCCTTTCTTAACACTTCGTTAAAAAGTCCCTTTTCTTCGCCTGTTAGCGGTTTTGGACTGCCGTCTTGATTAACGCCTCCCGTGCCGACTGCGACATGAGTTACTAACGGCACAGGGGCAATTCCGGCTACGGACCGAGCCAGCTTCTCGCGATATACTTTCGTTCTTGCAGTTGCCATATGTTCACCCCCCATCAAAAGACTTCCTCATCAATAACCTGACCTTCGCGAATGCGGCGCAAGCTGCACAGATCCGCGCTATTCAGATATAAGTCAATCCCCAACTGATTCATCCCGCTAAAAGACTGTGTGCCATCAAACTGCCAAGCTCCATTGAATACAAGTGCTTCAATGTCATCAACTTCATAACGGGTAAACCCAAGGTATAAACATCTGCCTTTTAATACAGATCCGCCACCGATTTTACCAGAGTAATCGAGTTTCATATCGCTTTTCACAGTGGTTGAAGCCTGTACGTGAAAAGGAAACAGTAATTCAATAATCAGTCCAACAATATGGAACAAATGCGCCGGCCGCGCCTCCTCAAACGCCGCTTTGAGGCCCGCATAGCTAATCAGGTCGTCATCCTCATATTGCGTTTTGAAGCTGTACTGATCGTACAGCGGAAGATAGCGTGCTTCTCCGGAGCGGCTGTACGCATTCGCGAGCTCCTGCGCGATTTGTTCCGTGAATGTCCCGAACCCGATAAGTTTGGCCTTGATGCGCGCCCGCCTGATTTCATCGCTGTCGGACGGCCCAGGTACAAGTCCCAATTCCTTTTCCCAGATGTCCAGGCCCCAGGTGGCCCGGTCCACAAAGCACTGATCCAGGATGTCGTCAAACGTGCCCCACACGCCATCCATTTCTATCCCAAGCGTGTCCAGCAGCTCCAGCATGCGGCTGGAGTCTTGATAGAATCCTTTTCGCAAGTAGCCCAGCATTATCGGGCCGCGCCGGCTGCGCATGTCGTCAAGCTTCATACACGGACACCGTCCCCAGCACTGCAACGTCCCCAAGGGCTACCTCGATATTTCCTTCGCCGCCATTGACCAGCAAGTTCGTATAGTCAATGACCGAAGGGATGTCCAGTATGATGTTGGCAATTCGTGTATACCGCACGACCGGATCGTCAAAGGCTAATGTTTTCAAATAATTCCGCAATCCGTCCTCAATCTTCTGCTGCACCTGTTCGGCTGTCATATCGCCGGCGAGCGTAACGGTAACCGACAACTGAATCGGGATCTCGGTTGCAGGCGCAACGGTGACGGTCGCTCCAATCGGACAGACGTTCTTAATAAACGTCTCTACCTGCTCCACAATCACGGGAGAGGCAGCCTGACGAGCTTCGTCAAGCAAGACCACTTTGACGGTGCCGGGGCCTGCCCATAACGGAATAACTTGCACGCCGCCGACGCCGGGAATCGAGAGCGCCCATTGCTCATAATCGGATTTGTTCCCGCTGCCGGTCGGAGTGCGGACCTTTAACAGAAACCGTTCCCGCAGCGAATCGTCGCTCTCTTCATCGGTACCGCCTTCCAGTGCGGTCAGATTCGTCACGGCTGTAATGCCTGGCACTGGCTCGCTCAAATGGCGAATCGCTCCCGCGGGCACGTTGCCGGATCGCCCTGCATCGAGAGCCTCCACATCGGTAAAGCCTTCGCCGTTCTCCGCCAGCGAAATGCCATGGATCACCCGGTACAGCAGAGCAGGCGTTGACTCTGTGCTCTCGGTGGCGATCACGTACCCGCCCGGGACGGCCGCGCCGGGTTTGCCTGTAAAGCGGATTGTTTTGTCCATTGAACGGGCTGTGGCGGCAGGCCGCCGTGTCACTCCGTGCTCCGCGCAGCGTTCGTCAAGATAGGGACCGAATGTCGTCGAAGCAAATGCGCGCCGCAACACCTCCTTGGCCCAGTCGGCTGCTTGGGTGAATTCGATCGCCGCCGGTTCCAGCACATCCCACGGAAACGCTCCTTCCGAACGATCCAGGCTGACCGGCAGCCGTGACAGCATGCGGTCTCGAATAACCTCTTCCGTGTCTTCCTGTAAAAAAGGAGGCAGTTCCCTCATACGATCACCACCATTCGTTGCTCTTGTCCAATGACCGGCACGGCCGTAAAGGATACCGTGACCGAATCGCCTTCAAATTCATACTCAAAATCGGCAACCATCTGCGTCCGAGGATCAGCAAGAAGCGTCTCGGTGATGGTGCGTTCCAGTTCGGAACGAACGGCGGCCCGGGTCGGCTGCCGAATCGCATTCCGGATCTCGCTTCCGTAATCGCTCGAGTAAGCGAGACAGGCGAAGCGTTCGGTCAAGACGGCCTTCTGGCACCATTGCGCCCACGCCGTATGGCCATCGGCCATCACGAAGCGCCCGGCTCCATCGATGACAAAATCACCGGTCGCGAAATCGAACAGCGGACTTTCGGGATACTGAACATCATTCGGGCTATCATTCTCGACCAGAGGCGGCATGGAGAACGCAGGAAATAAATCAGGCATGATCGCCGCTCACCACCTTGCTCATAATGATAGGCTCTCCGGATACCCACAGCACCAGGACCCGGTCTCCGGATGCGAAGCGGGGACTGACATCGGCAAGCCGGCTTCCATCCTCCCCATTGACAAAATCAATCCGGGTCAATGCGGAATAGGTTGTCCCTGCCGTATCCTCCCCTGTCTCGACAACAGGAGAAGCCAGGCGGGCCACTCGGGAGTATTCGGGGACAGTGAAATCCCAATCAGCTAACAAATACCCTTCCGCCGGAATCGGAACGGCGAACTGATCAAGCAGCAGGCTGCCGTCGGCCTGGATCGTGCCCAGGTCAATGACGTTCAACGTATCCACGCGGCGCGACACCCTCCCGTCCATGGCGGACAGCAAGCGCCCTGCCCACTCTCTTTTACTCATGGTCGACCACCTCCATCGTCATGCTGCGGTTGTCTGCATCATGCTGAATCCCGTCTATGTTGTAATAGCCAAGCAGCGTGCCGGCTGCAATATAGACCTTGTCCCCGCGCCGCAGAAAAGGAAGATCAGGAGCCGTAACGCTCCGCCGCCTGCGCGGCTTGCCGCGCTCCTTCAGCACTTCCTGCGCAGCCTCCCGCACAGCCGCGACCGTGTCATATTGCTGGGAATAGATGATCTCTTGCAAAATGCCGTATTTCGTCTGACCATCCACGGTATCATCGATTTTGAGCCGCGTTTTTTTCGTCCCCTTACCCGGCCCCTCATGTTCCACTTCTCCGGCTTGCTTGCTGACGATTTTGACGCGAGTCACCAGATTCTCGATATCCTGCTGATCGCTCGCACTGCTCACAACGTCAGCGTCGAATTGATAAATGGGTTTGTTTTGTCCGGCTTTGACGACATGCATTTTGCCGTTGCAGGCGCGGATAATATAGTGGCCTTTGCCGCGGCTGCGCACCTGATCGATGACGGACGTCATCATCGAAGCCAAGGTCTGGCTGCGGAACGGCTGCGCAGCTAAGGCAACACCGGGCAGATCCATCTGGCCGAGCGGGATATTCCAGGCTTTTGCAATATCTCTAATAATGACGGAGGCTTGCGTGCCGTTCTTGTACCAGCGATCGTCCTTGCTCCGCAGCAGGTAGATCAGCATATCGTACGATTTAATTTTCAAGACGCCGTTGCCATCCTGCGTATAATCCCAGTCGAAAATGATGCCCTGATGGATTTCCTTCCATCCCTGGCCCCAATCCGCTTTTAAGATCGTCCGGGCGCCAAGCTGCAGCTGCTGGTGCAGCCATTTCCCATTCCATTTCTGGTTCCGTACCGAAAAAGACAAGCGGACAGCCAGTTCATTAGGCTGTTCTTCCCAGCTTAAGCCGCTGGCTAGCGTGGTGAGTGATATCTGTTCCCCTGCAGGCAGGAGAACAGATAGGTCGTATTTCACGTCAACGATATTGATCATGGCGGCACCTCCTATACAGGCAGCCGCAGGACCTGGCCCGGCTTGATCTTGTTCGGATCCGGGCCGATCTGCTTTTTATTTTCAGGGATGCTGTAGATGTCGCCGTGGCGCGCGCCATTTCCAAGAAACCGCTTCGCAATGCCCCACAGCGTATCACCCGGCTTCACGGTATAGGTTGCCGGAGGCGGCGGCGCTGCGCGTCCGGCAGATGCGGCTGTTCCGTTTGGCTTCGCCTTCTGGCCTTTTTCCGCGATCATGATCATCTTGGCTTGCACCAGTTCAATCGAATACTGAGCATCGCCATGCCCGCCCAGCCACGTATGGTCAAATGTTTGAATATACACATCGTGATTGATCGGCGTCTCGGTAATGAGCAGCTTCAATTTTTGACCTTTGTCGCGCCAACTGGACAAAAGCCCTGCAATCGCTTGCGGGGACTGCCAGGACTTGACGGTCACGCTCTCCTTCCGCGCTTCTCCGGGGAAGATTCCCTCCCAGTTGAACCGTGTCGGCACCGTGCCGCGCGGCATCGTGAACTCACCAAGCGCAATGCTCTGATACGTGACCATACGCGCCGCCGTAGCAGCCGTGACCTGCTGCGGGTTCAACGGAAACAGCAGTCTTTTTGACCCATCCGACAAGTAGAAATCCATATGCGCCTCCCTTTTAGCACGTGTTGAAAAAGGCCGGTTCTCAGCACCGAGAAGGTTGCTTGGTCTCGAAACGGTTTAAACGCGGTTTTGCGCCGCGTCTTCGATCTTCTGCGCGATCACGCCGCCAATATAGTCCGCGATTTCTTCGCCGTTCCGGCGGAGCGAATCGAGGAGATTATCGCTGCTGCCTTCCAGCGTGAAGTTCAGCGTCACGCCGCCAAGATGGATGCCGCCCAGGCTCTTGGAAGAGCTGGCGGTTGCTGTTCCGGACGATTCATTCATCACCGGGGCGCTGATGCTCATTTGCGGTCCGCCAGCCATGCCGCCCACGGCATAAGGCTGCACGCCAAGCATATAGCCCGCTTGCTGCCACAGGGAGAGCCCGCGCGCTCGCTTGCCTGGAGAGAGTGGCACGATCATTTCCGGACCCGCCTCGCCAACCAGTCCGATATGAGGGCGGGTTATGAATCCGCCGTTCGCGTGCATGGGAAACTTCGGTTCTTCCAAATTAGCGAAGAAATCGAACATAAATGTTGGCTTTGGAAGCTTTGGCGGCTGCTCAATGCCGCTTTGCTGATAAAGCACTTCGACATTTATTTTCTTGTCACTCGGCAAGATGGTCACTTCTTGATTCAGCAGCCGAAGCTGGTCAATCGCCGGGATCAGACTCGATTTTAATTGATCGATCGCGGATTGCAGTGCCCTTTGTTTGTCTGCGGCCGTCGCGGATGAGTCGGATAGTATGGGCAGAGTATCTTTGAGCGCTGCCAGCTGTTCGGCAGACGGGGACTTGCTTTGTTGCAGTGCCTGCAGCGTCTGTAACATCGTTTCGAGACGAGCTGCGCCTTGCGCTATATCGCCGCCAAAGTTCATTTCAATCTGTGTCCTCGCGGCATCATAATAATCCTGGACGCTTTGCCGCGCTGCCATTAGATTCGCACCAGTTTCTTCATATTTTGCCTTCGCTTCTGCCGCTTGCTTTCGAAAGTTTTCAGCATCCATATCCACTGCAGTCATATGAAAATAATAGTTGCCAAGCGGTTTACCGATCTCATTGGCCCTTTGAAGAAATTCTTCGTGAGCTTCATTGGTCCGGCTGTATTCCGGCATCGCCTTCCATTCCATTACGATATCCTGCAGCCCTTGTCTGACTTGATGGGCCAGCTCAAACTGCTTCTCATAGTTAGAAAAATCGGTTTCCATCTCTCCGATTTTCTCCATCAAGGACGGCAAATTCCCCTTGCCGTCAGCGACGGCTTGCGCCAGCTTCATGCGCGCCAACTTGTCTTCCAATTCGATTTCTTTCTCAATCGTCCCGATTCGCTCCGGTATTTTCCCGTTCTCGGCATCATATTGCGATATCAACTCCGGATACATGTCACGCAGCGTCGCCGTAATACCGGCCAGACGCTCCTTTTTGGCAGCCAGCTCTCCCGAGGAGTCCGAATTTCGGCGTACGGCATCGTCAAGCTCGCGGTATTCATCGATGAGCGCCTGGGTATCCCGCGACTTTTGCAATGCCTGATTGCTCTCCGCCGCGGCAGCCCGTAATCCGTCTCCCATATGAATGAGCCGCTGCTCCGCCTCTTCCTGCCGCTGCTTGTACCAAGACCAGGCAGAGCCGGCGAGCGAGACAACGGTCATAACCGCGCCGATTGGTCCCGTTAAGCCAATGAACGCTCGACCAAGCAATCGAAGGCCGCTTGATGCCGCGGATGCGATTCGCCCTAACCGGCCGGTTTGTTTGGCGGCATTGACGATATTTGCGTTTCCGTCCTTGCCCAACAGCCGCTGCCGCCAGCTCGACATCGGAGCAGGTCCGCCAAACGCTTTCTCCAGCCCGCTATACCGCCCAAGCTGCCCGGCGTTGGCCATGCGCACGACGTCGTCCCGGCGATAGGTGCGATCCAGCGGGATGCTGCGCCAGTACCGCTTGCCGGCGGGACGGTAATCCGACGGGAACTGCGCCGCCGGACCCGGCATCGCGTCCGCTGCCGCGGAACCGCGAAGCCAGCGGCGGTACCATGGCGAACGCTTGGAGGTGCCAGCGCGGGCCGTTCGCGGAGCGGCAGTTGCTGTCGTCTCGGCCATCGTAGCGGACGATCCGCCTCCAATCCACTTTCTCGCATTTTTATAGAACTGTTTCCCCTTACCCAGGAATTGCACTGTCTTGGATAGGATCCAAGCATCCATCATCAGCGCCAATGTCTGACCCAGCGGACTGCTTGTGTCTCCGCCGAGCCAGGTCGGCTGAACATTTTTGAATGCCTCGAGAGCCTTGCCCACGATTTTTCCCGCATCAAATGCTTCAAGGAAAGCCTCGAGGAAGGCCCGTCCGGCTGTGGAGCCCGCTTGAACAAATGGAGAAGCATCCACATCGGCATCTTTGGAAGCCATGCCGAATACCCCCATCAGGTAGCCGCCAAGCGCTCCGCCCAGGGCTGCCCCGATCTTATGCGCGGCTTCAATCACTCGTTCGCGTCCGCCGCCGCTCCACCATTCGTTGAAGGGAGCGACCACAATTTCATCCCACAGCAACCGGATTTTCCCGAACACGCCGGCGTTGTTCCAGGCATCCGAATCCATAATGTCGAGCAGCTTCGTAAAGACATGGTTGATTTTCCGGCCGATCATGTCCGCCAGTCCATTGCTTTGCGTAAACGCTTCGGCAATCCGGTCGATCCAGGCTCTCAAGGCAGGCACCGCCTGCATTCCAATCGAGATGGCGATGCCTTCCCATGCGCCGGACAGCCGCCGGATGGACCCGAGCAAGGTGTCCTCCTGAATTTTGGACATTTTCTTGGCGGCGCCTTGCGCCTGCTCCAGCTGCTTGACATAGGACGCGAAGCTCTCCGATCCCGTGTTCAGCAAGATGGAAGCGGCATCGGCCGTGTGCACCCCGAACGCATTGGTCACATCGGCAAGCCGCAATCCCTTGCGTTCGACTTCCGCCATGAATGGAATCAAGCCCTTGAATGCGTGCTGCGCGTCCCACAGCTCCAGCCCCATCGCTTTCAGCTTTTTCGCCGCCGGACTCGAAGTGTCGTTAAGCTGCATGAGCATCAGGCGCATCGCCTTGCCTGCGCGTTCGCCCTGAATGCCATGACTGGACAGCACCCCGATAGCCGCGGACATTTGCTCGATAGCGATGTTCGCGTCTGCCGCAGCCGGAGCCGCAAGGGAGAACGCGCTGCCCAACTGCGAGATGCTCGTGTTCGCCGTCGCGGCCGTCTTGGCCATGACATCAACGACACGCTCCAGTTGCGCCGCGGGCATGCGCATGCCGAACAGCACGCCCGATGCCAGGCTCGCCGCTTCCGCCAGATCCATCTGGCCGGCAGAGGCAAGCAGCAAGGTCGGGCCGATCCCGGCGAGTACTTGCTTGGCGGTGAAGCCGGCGCCAGCGAGAGATCCCATAGCATCGGCAACCTGAGTGGCCGTAAAAGGCATCGATGTGCCCAACTCACGGGCACGCTGATGGAGCGCAGCAAAGTCTTGCGCATTGGCATGGGTGACCATCCGGACGTTGGCCATGCTCTGCTCGAACTTCGCAGCGGTCTGGAACAGACCCGCCAATCCGGACGCAGCGGCTCCAAGCGCCGGGCCGAGTAATGCCATGCCGCCGCTGACCAGCCGGCCGATCATGCGCAATGGCCGGGAAGCGTAATCAAGGACGCGAACGGTAAATCGGAACGTTTTCCCTGATATGGACTGCACTCGAGCATTAATCGCGACCAGCGCGTCAGATGCCCGATCCGCTATATGGACCGCCATCTGCCACCGGGTCCGGTTCATCCGTTCGAGCTGTTTGCGCGTGCGCTCTACGCTTTTGTCCAGCTTGCTTACTTTACCTTCTATCTTCGAAAGGGCGGGTTCGGAACGATCGTCGACGGCCACGGATATATCTATGCGATAGGCTTCTTTCGCCACCCGCAATCACCCTCTTCCCAGCGATGCAGCTCGCTTCCGTTCCTCTATCTCGGATTCCAGCGCCAGCTTGGTGCTGACAAGACAAAAAAGCCGCTCTCCTTCGGGCAGCTTCATCACCTCGCTCGGGAATTTCCCCTGGCGCTGGAAAATATGATGCAGGAGGGTGGCAACCCCTCCCGCTTCTATCAGTTTTTTATGACTTCTTCCGCCTCGCTGCTCTCGTCGTCATCCAGATCATAGCCCGACAGACGGTCGATCTGCTCGATGATCGCATCCTTTTCCCCAGGAAGCAGAACCTTGTCAATAAGCTGTACGCCGCTGATGACATTAAGCTGATCCCAGGCCGCCTTGTTATTCCATACTTTTTGCTGGTCTTCGGGCACCGTCGCCTCATAGATCAGATACGATCGGTATCTCGCCGTGTCGGTGTCGTCCGGCATTTTGATGCCGCCCAGGCGGCGGTTTTTCTTATACTTGGTGGCCTTGTCCCGGCAAGCGTTATATTCCGCCTCTGCCAACGGGCGAATGCTGAAGCGGAAGAACACCTTTCCTTTGCGGGCGATCTCGATGACTTGACGTTCTCCTTCCGTGCTCGCCGCCGCATCCAGAAGACCGCGCAGGATGTCCGTTTCATTGGCCAAAAGCGTTTCTGACTGGATCGGTTCATTGTCTTTTTTCATTTATCTCTATCCTCCATTAAGTTGATTACCCTCTCGTGATTAGCGGCTTGCACGGATCACGCCGGTGAAATTAAATACGGCATCCGGCGCTTGCGAGCGCAAGCTGTCGACCAGGCGCTTGAACAGCACCGCATCGCGGACCACCGTCTCGGTAAAGGTCAGCGTCATGCTGTAGCTCTGCATTAATGCCCAGGTATGCTTTTGGCCTGCCGGCTGGTAATCGCTGTTCGTCACGTTGAGCTGAGCCTGCCAAGTGTTGACTTCGGCCAGGAAGGTGCCCTCGCCATCGTATAATTCACCATTGTATCCTCTGGACACATTCCGGAAATCAAAGGCGCCGCGATCCAGCATCTGCTGAATGTCCGGCGGACTATTGACCCGGAAGCTCCATGAGCGGTTAATAATCTCGCCTACCTGCACATTGGCGATGTCGATGCTTCCATCAGGAACGCAGTCGCGGAAAATATAACGTGCGTCTTGTGCCATCGTTGTTCCTCCTTACGGTTACGCAGATTGCGGCGAGAATTGGAAGCCGAAATCCAGGTATATTTTTTCGATGCTGTCCAGGTCGACCAGATCCGAGAAGCGGAACCAGGCCGAATCGCCCTGCGGCGGATGATTAGGGTCCACGATCAGTTGGCCGCTTTCCAGTCCGCCCTCGCGGATCATCGTCTGGATAATGCCATTCGCAATCGTCACCATAAAGGCGCGGCCATCCGCGTTGTTGTTCCATTTGCCCAAATAAGGATGCAGCGTGTACACGATCCGGTCGATCAGCTCATAGCGCGTGCGGGTGCGGCGAATTTTTTTCCAGCCTTCGTCTTCGTCGGCCAGAAGCGTCACTTTCGTGTTGATGCCATAATCGATTTGCGCCATGCCGTCCGGGTTGAGCGAGAAGGTAAGCATCCCGGATTGAATCGCTTCTTTGTACTGCGCATTCGTCAGTTCCCCGACCAGATCGATGGAGCCGGTCATAGGAACATGCGTCAAGCTGGCATTATACGCGCTCGAAGCAATGACGCCGGCAACCCGGGCAGCCGCTCTTGCACCTTCCACGGGACCGTTGGCGGTCCGAAATCCGTTGCCGACATAGACGATGGCAAAATCATTGAATGCGATGGCGTTCGTCTTGCGCGTCGCAAACGGAACGCTGGACGGTTCGCCGACCACGCCGATGATTCGCCCGCCGCCTTCGGCCAGCATTCGCTTCACGAAGGAATGGAGAGAGGCATGAACGGAGGCGTCCTCCGAATCGACAATGACGGTATCGAAAAATTTGCGTTCGAGACGTTCAAACGCATTCGCGTAGTCTGCGCCGGTAACGATTGGGTCTGCACCGCCCGTAAGCGGGGCATCCAGCAGCGCATCAAGCTCCCCGGATCCGTCCGCTATTTTTGCCGCTGTCAAGTACTGGCTCTGTTCATTGATGACCGCGACAAGATGCTCCGGCTCGCTTCCTTTGGCGAACAGCAGCCGTTCCAGTTGGCGTGTATTTTCATGCAGCACGAACTCCCGCATGGTCACATCTTCCAGCGAGTCGCGGATCGTGACCGTCATCTGCCGCGTGGTTGGATACTTGGTGAGCAGCCGGACCACTTTGGCCGCCGGGTCAGCGATATCGTTCAATTCAAGCGATGCCTGGGTTCCCCCCGTGCCGGCGCGAACGGCCAACACCGTGCTGGCACCGCCCGCAAAAATTTCCCGGATGCAATCCGGGCCCTGGCCGTCGCCAAGCTGCCCGGCCAATTCACCGGGCGCTTCTACCATTACAACTTGCGCAAGCGGTCCCCAGTTGGATTGGATCACGGCCGCAGCCACGCCGACGGTTCCTGTGACGACACGGGCGCCGCCGGCATTATGCCAGCGGACATATACGTCCGGCCGAATCTTCTGTTCACCTAAAATAAACGTTGCCCCTGACATGGGCTACACCTGCCTTTTCTGAAATTCTTGAACTGCCTTTTCCGCTTCCGCTCGGGTCAAGCTGTCTTTAGGGACCCGGCGCAAGGCTCCCGCCATCGCATCCGGCGAGACAGCGAATTGAGCAGAGGCAGCCATAATTTCCGCCTTCGTATAAGAGGCTTCCGGCTGCCGCTTTCTAGGTTTGGACTCTTTGGCTTCCGCCATGTTACGCACCTCCGATATGAATATGGTCGAGCAGCGGCGATGACGCCGCCGTCTGCAGGATGCCGAACCGGACATCCAGCGAGATCTGTCCAGCGCGGCAAGCGTCCTGGGTTCCGTCAGCCGATACGCTCTGGATCAGCATCGGGGATTGATCCAGCATGCGGACCTGCCCATCGAGCGCCAATTGCCGCACCGTCAGCTCCAGCCAGCGGCTGCGCGCTTCCGCATGCGGAACCAGCAGATGCCCGCGCAGCGTCGCGTCGATCCAGGCTCCCTGGCTCACCGTCTGGATGCTGCGGATGGCGGCCACACGCCAGTATAAGGCGGGTGTGTCCTCCGATGGATTCCAGGCCGCGGGGTCGGCCTCTATGGCCGGGAAGCGCTCGCGGGTCCATGCGGACATCGCCGCGACCGGGTCCGGCTCCAGCGGCGTATGGGACATCCATCCCAGGGAAAACACTTCAAACTGGACACTTCGGGTGACCGCCTTGAGCTTCTCATCCACCGTGTCCGAGCCTGCGCCCGTGTACCGGCAGAGGATGGATTTGCCGCTGATGGCGTCCGTCAATCGTTGACGATCCAGCGCGGAGATGACGGCGGCGGCCAGGCTGTCTACATGCGGAAACTCCGCAGGCGCCGCATACGGCGTCACTTCGATCTTGCAGCTAGGGCCGGCCCAGTCGTTCTCTACCGTCTCGGAACCTATGGTGAGAACAAGGCAGGGCTTCTCTTCGTCCGCTTCCGCAGCGCCTGTGTCCAGAACCTTGCCGTTGACAGCCGGAATCCGATCGATCAACCGCTGGCGGATGATGCTGCGCATCGAGGCCCCCTCCAGATGCTTATCCATCCCGAATCCGCCCCTCCTGCGCCATTGATTCCATCTTGCTGCCCGGCTCCCGATCCCGCAGCAGCGCGAGCGCATACTGGACCCGGAAGCGCAGCGTATGATCCGGGTACTCATGGCTCATCTCGGCACTGTGCACTTTTACTCCCCCCTGCAATCCGGCGTACATTCCGTGAAGCGGTCCAATAATAAAAGACCACCCGGCATCCTCATCCGAATGGTCTCTCTTAACGGTCTGCCAATAGGCGCATTTGACGGGTCCAATGGCACACCACTTCACACTATCATCTTATCACCGGAGTCCGACCTTCCGCGTGCCAGCATCCGGCCAACGAGCGGACAAGCGGCAGGCCAGCGGGGGAACAAGCCGGCACCCGGGCATCCCCTTAGCCCACTGGAGTCCTACTCCGCATATACTTCCAGCCCGAGCAGGAAGGCCAGCTCCATTACCCCTCGTGCCTTGATGCGGCGGAAGGTGCGTTCGCTAACATTCATCTCATGGCAGAGCAAATAATCCGGCGTGCTGTTCTGCGGGCTGAGATAGCAGCGCTCGATCACGCCCCGCTCCGCCTCGCCCAGATGGGCAATCGCCTTGGTCACATTGTCATGGACGGTCTTCATATATTGCTCCCTCTCAACATTGTGGACCGCGGTCTCCTCGACTGGCTTCCCGACCTTGTGCGTCGCACCGTGGTAACGGGGAATATACGCCAGCGTCGTCCGCATTTCCCGGCGAACCGCTCCGGCTTTGCGGTACAGCTTCGCCACGGCCAACACCGATTCTACCCGCTTGCGTGTCTCTGCCCGATTAATGGTTGCCAACATCGTGAACCACTCCCCAATACGTTATTTATAATATAAAATAAATATAAAAAAACTATAAAAAGTTATTAAAAACAACGACCAGAAAACAATGAGTTCATTCCGCCTGCCTAAATAAGCCATTGTCATTCTCCCCAACCTCTGAACCGGGCCTCTTTCGTTATTTACAATAACGATTTATACTAAAAGAAATTTATTTATAGCAACGCACACCAAACCTATTGAGAACAAATGTTCGTAATGTTATACTGCAAGCATACCATACCGCCGAATTGAGCGTCAATGATGAATTGATGTTCATATATTAAAGGACGAGGGTGATAACGATGACTGGCAAGAACAGAGAAGTGATGGGTTCACGAATCAAGCAGCTCCGCTTGAAGCACGGCCTCTCCCAGGATGACGTCGCGCATGCGCTCGATATGAAGCGGGCGAATGTGGCCAACTATGAAGCGGGACGCACGACGCCGCCGAGCGATATTATCGGACGCCTGGCCGATATGCTGCACACCTCTGCCGACTATCTGCTGGGGCGGACGGACAACCCGCTCGCGCTGCATGCGGCGGGCACGATTCCGGAATGGGCCACCGCCAAGGACAAGCGTGACTTCCGCAAAATGCTGGAGGAGGATCCGGAGGTCATGTTCGACGGCGTGCCGATGGACGAAGACGACCGCGAACGGGTCATTCAAGTGCTGGAAGCCTTGTTCTGGGATGCGAAGAAGAGGAACAAACGGAAGCCAAAGCGAACGGAATGAACATTCGAACCTTGAAACCGCGGGGTGCATGGCATGGATGTTGAGAACATCGTAAGCAAGCTGATTCGAAAATACAAAACGAACTGTCCTTTTCAACTGGCGCAGCGACTGAATATTATCGTCAAGCAGGCGCGGCTCGGCAATTCGACGCGCGGCTTCTATTATCGCAAGCTTCGCCGCCGCTATATCGTGATCAACACCGATCTGCCATTCGAGTGGCAGCGCTTCGTCTGCGCGCATGAGCTAGCGCATGACCGGCTGCATACGGGAACCGGCCATTTCTTCATCGAGCGGAACACACTGTTCTCCGTCGGCAAGTTCGAGCGGCAGGCGAACGAGTTCGCGCTCCGGCTGCTGCTGGACAGCACCGAGGCGCTGCCCGGCGACACGAAGGAGATCTACTGCATGCGGCATGGCATTCCGCCTGATGTCGCCAAGTTCCTTCCTGACGGAGACGTGCATGATATTCAACAGGAGCGGGATGCAGTCCCATAGGCAAAAAAATCAGAAACCGGTACGAATGCCGTGGCCTTTTATAGGTGAATCCCATAAGATGTGGCATCTGATGATTAGGTCTGTGCCGGGTGCGCGGAGCCCGCATTCTCCGCCCCCATGCCGCAACTATATGAGAGAGGTGATTCCCTTACATGAAGGCGCTGGTTACCGGTGTCTCCGGGTTTGTCGGAAGCCATATGGCGGAATATTTGCTGGATCGGGGCGTCGAGGTAGTCGGAACGATTCGCAACCGGAGCCGGATGGAGCATATCCGCCATATCGAATCGAAGATTCATCTGGCGGAGTGCGAGCTGCGCGATCCGTTCTCCGTCGAGACGCTGCTGACGCAGGAGAAGCCGGATTTGATTTTCCATCTGGCGGCGCAGAGCTTCGTCCCGACTTCCTGGAATTCTCCCGTCGATACGATTACGAACAATGTGGCGGGACAGCTCAATATTTTCGAGGCGGTCCGCCGTCACGATCTGGACTGCAAGATCCAGCTCGCCTGCTCGAGCGAAGAATACGGCCATGTCGAGCCTCACGAGACGCCGATTACCGAAGACAACCCGCTTCGGCCGCTGAGTCCGTACGCTGTGAGCAAGGCAGCACAAGATTATCTAGGTTACCAATACTTCAAAAGCTACGGTCTGCATGTGCTCCGCACGCGTACCTTCAATCATACGGGCCCTCGCCGGGGCGAGCAGTTCGTGACGTCCAACTTCGCCAAGCAGATTGCCGAGATTGAGAAGGGAATTCGGCCGCCGGTCGTCCATGTCGGCAACCTGAATGCGAAGCGGGACTTTACGGATGTGCGGGATGTCGTGCGGGCCTATTGGCTTGCTCTGGAAAAAGGCGAGCCCGGCGAATGCTACAACATCGCCTCCGGCTCCTGCGTCACGATTCGCGAGATGCTCAACATGCTTCTCTCCTTCAGCAACGTCAACATCGACATCGTGCCGGATCCAAGCCGGATGCGCCCGTCGGATGTCGAGATTTTGCTGGGCGACAACTCCAAATTCTGCCGGCAGACGGGCTGGAAGCCGGAGATCCCGCTGGAACGGACGCTGGAGGATTTGCTCAACTATTGGCGCGAACGTGCAGGCAAGCAAGCATTGTAAGAAGAGGAACCGGAAGCTAATGAAAAAGAGCCGTGGGATTCTTTGATACAGTACAAAAATAAAAATTAATTAAACGGCCTAGGTTCTGAATTCCATGGGACTGAGGCCGTTTAGTTTTGCTTGTAATCGTTCGAGACCATATCTACTCGTTCTTGCCAAGTTGTAGTCCGACCCTTAGCCATAGCTTTCGCTCCCATTTTTGATAATGCTTATGTAATAGGATTTTTTTTAGATGATTTTATGTCATTATTGAACAATAGAATAATTGGAAATTATAAGGGAAGGGAATGATTTGCAATGACAGGATATACAGAGTTTGTGCCAATAAATTTGAAAGCAGTGTTCACAGATGTAGATTTAGAAGCGCAACAAATAACCACCAATATAATTTTCGAAGATAAATTGATCGCTACTCTTACCTTTAATTTACGTGAAAATACGATGATTAAAGTTGGAAATTTTGATGATGTAAGTCACTTTAAAAAACACGGAATTGATGAGCAATTTATTCTCTCAAGAATTAAGGGAGAAGTTCTTTCCATTATTGAGAATAATATTTCTGAACCTGATGACTTTTTTGTTTAA